TCCCAACGGCGATGTATACGCATGTGTGTACAACGGCGGAGACATCTACAAAAGCGACGGCTCGTTGACGCAAATCATCAAGTATTAGGAGGTTGTCATGCGGATATATAGATATAGCCGTAAAACCAGGGAGTACGTGGGAAGCAGTGAGGCCCGCGAGAGCCCTCTGGAGCCTGGTGCCTACCTGGTCCCGGCCCACGCCACGGCCACCGCCCCTCCGGATGCGCAGCAGGGATACGTCCGGGTCTGGAACGGCTCCGCCTGGGAACAGGTCGAGGACCACCGCGGCGAGACCGTCTACTCCACGGAGACGGGAGCAGCGCAGGTCATATCCACGCTCGGTCCCCTGCCTGACGGGGTGACTGCCCTAGTGCCTGGACAGTACCAGATGTGGGATGCCCAGGCCGGGGTGTGGGTGGATGATTCGGACGCGATTTTTGAGCACGAAGCTCTGAGCATTTTGGCCTCTCTTGAAGTGAAAAGGTCAAGCTTGGAAAAACGCCTGTCGCTCGCCTTGCTGGTGGATGGTGTATTGGAGCCGACGAAAAAGGCGGAATTGGTGCAGGAATGGAGCGACGCTTGCACCGCTTACGATGCAGCCCTGATGGCGCTGATTGGAGGATGACATGTCAGAAACGTTGTATTGCTCCCTGTGTCTGAGTTCGAACATCACCCAAGAAGGAGTTCCTGCGCGTCTTTTGGCCCTTGGATTCTGGTACTGTAACGACTGTCATAGGTACACAGTCCCCATTTCCAGCGAAGCTGCAAAGGTGCTCCAGAAAGAAACTGAGTAACTTTCGTTTCTGGAGTAGTGCATTAAATAAATCTCTAATTACTGGTGAATTTCATGCCATCTATTCAAATGGGAAATTCTGAATATCTTCAGGGCGTATCACTACAGTCAGCAGACTATAGTTATACGTATCCTGGAGATAGAAATTGGAGGCCTGGTTCTGCCCTTCATGAGAAGGTGAAGACCAGACTTATTCAATACGCGACTGATAGTAGTCGTGTAGTGAAGAATCGCTTTGAATCCTGGCGGCGTATAGACCAGGTGCTAACAGCATATATTCCTCTGGATGATGCAGAGAAGGCACTTCAAAGTGAGGATAGTCGGCGTCCAGTCTCCATTGTGTTTCCTTATAGTTATGCTATGATGGAGACACTACTAACGTACTTAGTCATGTCCTTCTTACAAGATCCTATCATTCGTTATGAGGGGATGGATGATAAGGATACGCTTGGTGCTATCCTAATGGAGATGGTTGTGCAGCAACAGCTTCAGCGCACAAAGGCTGAGCTCACACTTCACACCTTTTTTAGGGATGCTCTGAGCTATGGAGTTAGTTACGCCGCCACTGACTGGATTGTGCAGAAGGGCAAGCGTACTAGGCCCTCTGGTGGCAGTGGTTTGTTAGATTCTAGTGGACGTCCTGTAGGTTCGGATAGATATACAGAGACTGCTGTGGTATTTGAGGGAACGGAACTCACTAACATTGATCCTTACAGAGCGTTTCCTGATCCATTTGTGCCTGCACATCAGGTGCAGAAGGGCACATTCTTTGGCTGGTTGAGAGACACTAATCTGGAGACATTGAAGACTGAGGAAGCGGCCGATCCAGATATGTTTAATGTAAAGTATCTGAATCATCTTAAAGGTAAACGCTCCCAGTTTGCGGTTGATAATTCAGATCGTGGAGCTAAGACTGGTGAGCCTGGTAAGTTCTCAGAGACACTCCAGAGCAAGATGAGTGCAATGGATGTGGTCTATATGAATGTTAATCTTGTCCCTGAGGAGTGGGGACTTGGATCTGGGACTTTACCTGAGAAGTGGGTATTTGCACTGGCACAGGATGAAGTGATAATCATGGCTCAGCCACTTGGCTATGATCATGATCAGTTTCCTGTTATTAGTGCTGCGCCAGACTTTGATGGTTATAGTGCTATGCCACTAAGCCGACTTGAGATGCTTTATGGCCTGCAGGGTGTGTTGGACTTCCTATTCAATAGTCATATGGCTAATGTCCGCAAGGCCATTAACGACATGATTATATACGACCCCTATTTAGTTAATGGCCAGGATCTGAAAGATCCAAAGCCTGGCAAGTTGATTAGAATGAGAAGGCCGGCCTGGGGGCGTGGTGTTAGTGATTCTGTGATGCAGTTGAAGGTTGAAGATATTACTAGGGCTAATATGGGGGATTCTAGTTTTATTGTTCAGTGGATGCAGCTTGTCAGTGGTGCTGATGAGAGCATGATGGGTGGGCTGAGGAGTGGTGGTCCTGAGAGGCTTACAAAGAGTGAGTTTCAGGGAACTCGTAGCTCTGCTATTAGCAGGCTTGAACGTATCTCCAGGGTTATAGGCGTGCAGGCTATACAGGATCTTGGTAGACAGTGTGCTTATAATGTTCAGCAGCTTATGACAAGAGATACTTTTGTAAAGGTAGCAGGAGATCGGCAGGCACAGTTGGTTGAAGAATTTGGGTTGCAGCCTGGTAGTAAACGAAAGGTAACTCCCTTTGATTTAATGATTGACTATGATATAACACCAAGGGATGGAAGTGTGCCAGGCGGCAATTTCCAAGAGGGTTGGTTGCAGCTCTTCAATATTATTATGTCTAACCAGGAGCTTGCAGGACAGTTTGATCTTGTGCGAATCTTTAAGCATATTGCTAGGAATATGGGTGCAAAGAATGTTGATGACTTTGCTAGACGTGCTCAACCAAAGCTTATGCCTGATGAGAAAGTGCTAGATCAGGTTAAGGCTGGTAATATGATTCCTGCGGAGGTAGCTGGTGGACAAGCCCAGTAGCATAAAGGATTGGGAAGATTTTGAACGATCTTCCTTTTGGATGGCTATTAAGGAGGAGCTAGGGATCTGGCTTGAGCAAATCAGATCTCAACTTGAGGACTCTGCGGCCGCTACTGTTGATAGCACACCACCACTTGATTATGCTCAGTTGAGACATCTGCAGGGGAGTGCTCTCTTTTGTAGGAGGGCCCTTGGAATTATAGAAGTTCTTAAGCATAAGTGTATGGAGATCCAAGATGACGACAATTACTAAGCTTGATGCCACTCTCCCAGCTGAAACCAGTATGGTTTCTGATCTTGTTGCCATTGGGCAGGAAACAAGAACTACTGTGAATGAACTAATAGATACATCGACAGTGGCTGTTGTAACTGCATTGACGTTAGCGCTTGGGCCTAACACTTTAGTTATTGGCAGCAGTGGTGATCTGAGTAATTCCTTTATGGAGATAGCTAAGCTCACACCAGACGTGGGTGGCTCTAGTCTGTTCATGATAAGTGGTGGTACAGAAGGTCAGCAAAAGATTTTCTTGTTTGCAGGTCAGGTGACTGTCACTGACAGCGCCACTGGCTTTGTGCTCAATAGTCTGCCCTATCCGACAGATTTTATTGCACAGGCTGGCGATGTTATAGCCTTTGTAAATGAGGGTGGCGACACTGATTTAGGACTTCCCGGTGTATGGAAGGAACTTTACAGGACTGTGGCTGTTTAAACTGGCTTCAATTATTAAAGGCAGTTTTGGAGGTGTAAGATGGCTGATTTTGGAAAGGAATTTGATGAGTTGATTGGTGCCCTTGGAAGTGATGAACCTGTGGCTGAGCCTGAACCAGTGGCGGTAGAGCCTGCCGCTGAACCTGAGTCTGAGCCTGTAACTGAACCTGAACCGGCTGCTGAACCAGTGGTTACTGAGCCTGTGGCTGAGCCCGCAGTCGAATCTGTCAAGGAGCCTGCAGCTACTGAGCCAGTCTCCGCTCCTGAAGGCTGGGAGGCTGAGAAGGCTGAGTTGCTGGCCAAGATCAATGAGTTGAGTGGCAGTGCTCCTGCCCCTGTTCAGCCAGCTCCAGCAGCTGAGCCTGCACCTGCTGAGCCAGCTAAGGATTTGTTTGAGCTCTTTGATGCTGCAGAAGTAGTAGACAATCCTCAGAAATTTATCGAGTTTGTCAGTGCTCTGAGAGAGCGGCTGGTAAATGAGGCTGTGCAGCAGGCTTATCTAAGAATGCCTGAGGTGATGCAGAAGGTTGTGGTTCAGCAGGCAGCTACCAAGGAGACTGCTGAAAAGTTCTACACTGATAACCCAGAACTCCAGAGTGTTAAGCAGTACGTGGGGAGGACCGCGACCGAACTAAGTGCTGCTAACCCTGATTGGCCTATGGCTAAGGTACTTGAGGAGACGGCTAAGGTCTGCTACACCAATCTCAGAATCCGCAAGGGATTGGCTACGTCGCCGGCTAAGGCCCCGGCAGCTCCTGCTCGTACTGCAAAGCCCGGTACTCGTGGGACCGGAGTACCGAAGTTGACTGGCTTGGCAGCGGAAGTTCAAGAACTTATTGACTTGCAGTAACGGAGGTTGAGATGGGTCAGGATAATGTGAGGGCCTTGCTGAACCGTGTTCCGCTGGGTAATAGCCAGGCTTATTATACCAGCACTGACACGATTGCCTTGTCTGATCAGAATATCATTGTGGACTCGACGGCATCCGCAATGACTCTGACCATGCCGCCTGTGGCTGAGGCTAAGGGTATGATTTACTCTATCTTTATGCGCTCTCATGGTGGTGCTGACTGCACAGTCACTGCTACTGATGCTGAGGGCTGGGATGGTGACTATACCCTGAACAGTGCTGGCGATGGTCAGCTGTTGTTCTCTGATGGTGCTCACTGGTGGTCGCTGGCTACGCTGAGCTAACACTAACCCCTCATTCATTGGAGGTTCAAGATGGCTGGTTTTCTGGGTATGCGAGGGACTGGTGATTGGGCTACTGATCAGCGGCCCAAGAACTGGAGAGATGGACTTCTTTTTCTCTACCCTAACGGAATGGCTCCACTCACTGCTCTGACTGCTAAGATGGCATCGGAGAAGGTAGATGATCCTGAGTACAACTGGTGGCTGAAGACTCTGCCAGCTCAGGCCGGAGATGTGACTGGCGTTTACACTGATCCTGGGTTGAGTTCTGCCTACGTCACTGGTGCTGCAGCGCTTTCCACTCTGTATCTGAAAATGTCTGAGGCTGATGCTAGCCACTTCAGAGCTGGTCATCAGGTGGTCTGTCGTGACCAGTCTGACTATGATGTTGACTGTGTGGCAAAGATCACTGATGTGGTGAAGAATGGTGCCTCTAGCTATGTGGCCGTGAAGTTGCTGGAGGCTGATGATAACTCCACTACTCACGATCTGAGTGATTGTGATCGAGTGCTCATTATCGGCAACATCAACCCGGAATCTGGATCTATGCCTGATGCTATCAGCTATGATCCGGTCAAGTACACCAACTATACTCAGATCTTCCGTAACGCTCTGAGCATCAGTCGTACTGCGCGGCTGACCAAGCTTCGCACCGGCGATGCTTACACGGAAGCCAAGCGTGAGGCCCTGGAACTTCACTCTATTGAGATGGAAAAGGCCTTTATGTGGGGCATTCCGACTGAGAACACTGGGGCTAATGGTAAGCCTGAGCGAACCACTGGTGGCTTGATTTACACCATCAAGACCTATGCCTCTGGCAATGTCAGTGATTATTCCTTGAGCACTGACTTCCAGGGCAAGACCTGGCTTGAGGGCGGTGAGGACTGGCTGGATTACTTCTGTTCCCAGGTCTTCCGTTATGGCGGAAAGGAGAAGTTGGCATACTGCGGTCAGGGTGCTCTGCTCGGCATTCAGCGCCTGATTAAGGCTAATCCTCAGGTGCAGATGGCCCTGACTCCAAAGACTATCGGCTATGGAATCTCTGTGACCCAGTGGATCACTGTGTTCGGCACGATTAATCTTGTGACACATCCGCTGTTCTCTTATGAACTCACTAACTATCGTAGTGTTGTGATCTTCGAGCCTTCGCGCCTGAAGTATCGGTTCCTCACTGATACTACTTTCTATAAGGATGGTGAGCAGCAGAATACTGGCTATGCTCGCATTGACGGAACTAACGAGGAATTCCTGACTGAGTGCGGTCTGGAATACCACTTTCCGCAGGGCTTCGGCTATCTGAATGGCGTGGGTAGCGATAACGAGCTGGCTGCCCCATAACCTGCGCTCAGCTTGGAGGCCCTGTGTGAGTGCAGGGCCTCCATTTAAACTGCCTTCAATTATTAAAGCCAGTTATTGAAGGAAAGGCTACATGAACAAGCTGGAACTCAGAACGCAGTTTGCGAAACTAAGCGGGCGGTATGACCTGGTTACAGCTGCCTATGCTGACAACGGAGCTGACTTCTTTATTCAGGCTGGTCAGAGATTCCTTGACAGACTCATTCAGACACCAAAGTCTACCGCCCGCACTTTTGTTTTGCTTGAACAAAGCAAGACAACAGTTGTGTTTAAGAACTGTCGAGCTATTAAGCGTGTTCGTGTAGCTGATACAGATGCTAGAACAGAGCTTGAGAAAAAGGATCTAACCTGGATGCGAGAGCAGTATCCTGGGTTGTTGGGTAGCATCAGTCAGGGTATTCCTCTGTATTATTGTCCAGCAGTTCTGCGCATGAACCCTGAGACAAAACTAGCGCCACTTGGTAGTACGGCACTTTATCTTGGTTATGGTTACGATGTGATGGTAGGTGATCATTCAGAATACAATGGTGTTCTGATGATGCCACCTGCAGATAAGGACTACATGGTTGAGGTGGAGGGGCTGTTTTATACACCCTATCTTGGCGCTGAGGATGACGAGAATTACTGGAGCATCAATCATCCTAATATTCTAATCATGGCCGCTATTCGTGAGATTGAAGTATTTAATCGAAACTCTGAAGGAATGCGTGATTGGATGACTTCTATTATGGAAGAGTTCAAGGGATTGGAGAGTGACCTAGTTGAAACAACTTCTGAAGATGATGAGGGGATGGCAGGATGAAGCTCAAGCACTTAATCACAGATGAGAGTGTGTCTCTTGAGGCAAAGCTGAATGCGCTGGCTAAGAGCATACAGCAACTGCAGCGTCAGCCTGCTAGTGTTGCTACTCACACAATGCCGCCTATTCCAATCAGCCAGTGCACTGAAGTGCCTGCTGAGGATGGAACGGTGATGAAGTTTATGTTCCCAGCTGATGGAATCATTAAGCGGGCGGCTATCTTTGTTGAGCAGATGCCTGTAGATGATAAGGGGCGGGCTGTCAGCATGGTGGAAGTGGATGCACGTTTCTATAATGCTAGTGGAGCCACTAAGCAGAGCTTTGAAGTTTATCGTAAGCCGTTGGTGATGGAGCTTGAAGTGCCTGTCAAGGCGGGTGACAGACTGCGGGTTTCTTTGAGAGAAGGAGTTGTGGCGAAGGGAGTGTGGTGTGCATTTCTTTATGATATTGCACAGAAGCATCATGCCATTACTCAGGTGCTAGTTGAAGAGCTTCGAGCTCTGGAGGAAGAAGCTGATGCCACTGATGAAGTGTCAGGAGAAGGGTAAGGCTGGGTGGAAGTGGGGTGAGGGTGGCAAGTGCTATACTGGCCCTGATGGAAAGGCTCAGGCTGAGAAACAGGGCCGAGCCATTGAGGCCAGCAAACATGCAGCCGAGCAGACCAAGCAAGTGCAGGAGTTGATTAAGTGAAAGAATTCGAGACTGAGTTCCGAGATGGAATCCTCAGGGCCCTTCGTCGCGAGCAGTATGCCCGTGATCGTGAGGCTCTGCTCGAAGCTTTCAATGTGGAGAGTCTGCCGAACAGACTTGTTGCTTTTGTGGCCTTAACCCACCCATTCAGTGCGTCCGAAGCTGCTGTTGACTGGCCCTTTCCACAACTATGCATTGGCCAAGATGTAATGCTTCTTGGCACACGCACTAAGGTCTACGAGGTTAGTGGAACCTGGACTCTGATTGCCAGAGCCACGGTTACTGAATACGATACTTGGCATATAGCCGACTTCGGTGACTACATGCTGCTAACTAATGGTGAGACTGTGCTGGCACGCAGTCCTGCTACAGGTCTACTGAGTGCTCAGACTGGCAGCACAAGTTTTCCATTATTCAGAACTGTTTGTAACTTCAAAGGCCAGATAATTGCTGGCAACATTCAGGGGGCATGGAATGGCTGCGGAGCAGGAAGTGTCGCGTGGAGCAGAATCGGAAGCGCCAACTTCACAATTGATAAGGAGAATGTCGCCGGATTTCTTCACCTGCCTCGGCCTTGCACAGTCTTCAAAGTGTTGCCGCTTGACACTGGGGTTGTCGTCTACACAAATCGCGGAGTGTGGGGACTTCGACCAGTTTCAGAGCCGGCAGTTGGCTTCGCGCTGATTAATATTTCAGATCATGAGTGTGCTGGGAGGGATGCAGCGGCCGGTGATGGAAAGGGACATGTGTTCCTAGATAGTCTTGGTGACCTGTGGGCAATCGGCACTGATATGAAGGCTGAGTATTTGGGCTATAAGGAATTTCTTACTAGTATTAAGGATGACCCAATACTCAGTTTTGATAGTGTAAATGCTCGGTTCTTCTGCTGCACTGATGATGATAGCTATGTGCTCCGCCTGCACGAGGGCCGTGACTCTCGGGCTATCACTGCTACTGAACGAGTTAACTTTGGCCTAACTGAGGTGCGGCAGATTGTTACCAGTGTAGCATTCCTGAATGGAGTGGCCCTCGGCACAGCTAGTAATCTGAGCGGCAGCACTGACGGAGAATTCAGACTCATGACTGACATTATGGACTTTGGTCAGCGGAGTCAGAAGACTATTCAAACAATTGAACTTGGTGGTGAGAGTACAGCTGATCTTTATGTGGCAGCAGATTGGAGGATGGACAAGACGGCGGCGTGGACTAGCACAGGCTGGGTTAGAACTAATCCTCAGGGTGTGGCAGCCCTTCCAGTGGCAGGGGTGGAGTTTCGTTTCAAGGTTAAGAGCAGCAGCTTCAGCGGAGTCAGCTTGGACTACATGTTACTGAAGTTCAAGATGACTGATCGTCGAAGCATACGAGGCGTCAATGTTAGTAAGATTACTGATAGACCAAATCGTTAAGCATTGGGATGTGGTGAGTTATGCTATTGAGCAGAGCCTGCCACCAGCGGTGAATAATCGTACTGACAGAATGAATAGCATTCTAGCCAGCCTGCTGGCTGGTGATCTACATTGCTGGGTATCAGTGGATAAGGCCCAGCCAGAAACTATTGGTGGCGTTGTAACTACAACCTTTACCTACGACAAACATAGTGATACAAAAAATCTCTTGGTATACACTGTTTATGGTTTTGGGGATTTTGCTAAGGATGCTCAATGGAAGGATGGTTTAGCGGCACTGCAGAAGTGGGCAGTGGCTAATAAATGTCACCGTGTTGTAGGTTATACAGATGTGAGAAGTATCGCTGATTTTGTTAAGAGAGTTGGCGGAACTGCTGACTATATATTCATCACCATCCCAACTGGCTTTAATAATTAAAGCCAGTTTTTTGGGGGGGAGTGCTATGCATAGAATTGAGATTGATGAGTTTGGAGTAATCACTGGTCTTCGTGGTTACTGCAAGGGCGGCGGCGGTGGTGGTAGTACTGGTGGTGGTGGGGGTGGTAGTGGTGCAGTAGACTACCCTGACTACATGAAAACTTTTCATGCGGATATTCTGAATAAGGATGGCACTGTTACAGTTGGTGCTACTAAGTCTATTGTTGGTCTGATTAACACAGCGCACTCAAATAATCCTTTTACTGGTGAAAATGCGTTTGATCCAGATACTGATATTGCAGCTATGGAGACTGCACTTAGTGGTCTTAACACTATCATCAGTGCAATAGATCCGATCACTACTTTTGATGCTTATCTAACTGATGCCATAGCTGAGGTTGCACCAATCACTGCTGCTATTGAAGCTATTGATATTACTGCGCAGGCCACTGCAGTGGCTAGTGGTCTTGGTGATGCAGTGGATAATGAGATTACTACAAAGGTCCTGCCACGTTTTCAGCGCGGAATGCAGGATATAAATGCAGTGCAGTCCAGCACCTTCGTAATTGGACAGGCTGTGATTGAGGGATTTCGTGATACTGATGTGGCACGGGCTACTTCTGATTATCTAGCCAAGGGCCATGTTCTGCAAACTGAAGGCATCATCAAATCTCAACTAAGTGCTACTCAGCTTGTTGAGATGATTACGAAGATGCTCATGGTTCAGCTAGAATATGAGAAATCCTACGCACTGTCTATAGTGGAGCAGAGACGAATTAAGATTGTCGCTAAGAATGAGCAGAGTGAGGTTGATAGAAGTATAGACGAACATGAAGCAGCATGGGACCTTGAAGTAATGCAGCATGGTGCTAATATGTTGGCGTCTATTGGTGGTGGTGTGGTCGCACCAACAAGTGGGAGTGGGCGAAATGATAGTCAGCGTTCAGCTATTGGTGGGGCACTTGCTGGTGGTTTAAGTGGGGCTGCTGCTGGAGCTATGGTTGGTGGACCTTTGGGTGCTGCAATAGGTGGAGTTCTAGGAATAGGCGCTTCATTTCTTTAGGAGGTTAATATGAGTGAACTTACTGATATTATAGCTGCCTTAGGTCAGGGAAATACTTCCAGTGATGGTGCAAGTAGTGGAGCTAACTGGCTTGCTCTTGCTCCAGTGATGGATATGCTGGGTCAACAGATCGCTGGACAGACCGGCGGCCATACCCCCTTTGGCGGTATAGCCAGTAA